TCAACTTCTGATCCTTTTTGGTCAGGTTCCTCACTTCCACCTGCAATACTTCCATTTACTTTACAAACAGGAGACAAAATTTCTTTCTATAATACTTCTTCTCTTGGTTGGGATGAACTATTTGAATATACAATCAAAAGTGTAAGACAGTCTGGAAGTGTAAATAATATAACTGGATCGGTTTTACTTGTAGAATTAGATAAGCCAGTTAACTTAGCATTATTTAATTCAGGTTCATCTGTTCCTACAGAGTCTATAACGGGAGCGCAATTTAGAACTTGTAGATACATAGTATGGAAACACGTACCAGATGAAACAAATGTAATGTTAAGGTACAACCCTAAAGACTCCACTCTAGTTGAAAATGGTCTACTATTCCCAGAGTACATTGACCCAATAGTTAGAGATAATGCAGGTAATGTAGTCAAAGCCTTGAAACAACAGAACTTGATACAATAAAAAACCAAATTGAATATATTTATTTAAAAGCCACTTTCGTATGTCATATTTAAGTAGTACCTCTGTAGTAGTAGATGCAATCCTTACCAAAAAGGGTCGTGAACTCATGGCCCGTAATGACGGTAGTTTCCAGATCACTCAGTTCAGCCTAGCTGACGATGAGATTGATTATACTCTGTACAATCCAAATCACCCTTCTGGATCTGCTTTCTATGGTGAAGCTATTGAAGCTATGCCAATTCTACAAGCATATCCTAACGATACAGAGATCATGAGATATAAGTTGATCACTCTTCCAAGAGGAACAGCTAAGATCCCAGTTCTAGATCTAGGATATACTTCAATCACTTTGAAGCAAGGCGCTTCTTTGGCAATTACTCCTCAGACGCTCAACTATCTTGGAGCTACTTCAACATTTGAACAATCTGGCTACACTGCTACAATTGGTGATGTTAGAACTATGGCATCTTTCAACGGCGTTGGTATCAATACTCCAGAAGCAACTAGCTTAAATAGTACAACAACTATAGGAACTAATGTAAGTAAGACAGTTATCGGAACAACTATTAACATAACTGCTACTACAGTTAACACTCTATTTGGTAATAACACCGCCTTGTACACAACACTAGTAGTAACAGGCCGTGATTCTGGTGCTAGAATCTCTATTCCTGTAACAATCACAAAAGTAAACTAATTAATATATGTCATTTACTAGATTAGATCCATCAGATTTTGTAGTGTCTTCAGACTCAGTTACAGCTCCGGCATGGAGTAATAATGTAACTACGCTTACATCTTTTTTTACAGCGTCGGCTGCTAGTACAGGAAGTTATTATCTAGATGTGTATAATGCAGCTGTAACTTCAAATACATCTTCTGTACAATTTTCTATAGCTTATGGACATGCACTAGGATCTGGTTCAGCTCCTTTGAATCCACTAGTTCTACAGAATACACCAACTAGGATTAATTTTGGTCAATATAGAAACTTAATCTACGGAGACGCTGAATCTGCTGTAAACTTTGGACCAGGAAATACTGCATCAATCAACTTAATTGCAATACCAGTAGATAGAAACAGATATAAAGAGAGCTTGTTCCCAGGTACATGGAACCTTTCTCTATCTGGATCAGCTGGAATAGTTAAACTAACTGACAATTCTAATGATGTTACTACAGTAAACTATGTAGACGGTGGTCGTGTATATTATATAGTATCAGGATCTAATGGTTCAGCAGCTACTGCTCCTTTGATTACTGGAGCTTCTCAAAGAGGCTTTACTGTATCAGGTAGCTACGGTTTATTCTTACCAGATCTTGGACTATTTGTTTTAAACCCACTAGCTTTGACTATTAATCAAGCTGGTGGTGGTATTGGATTGAACTTATCTTCTAATACTACTAATGCTGCTGCTTCTTTGAATATGACTAATATAGTAACGTCTATAATTCAAGGTGCTAACTTCCAATTAAACTCACAAGAGACTATCTCTTCTGATTATATATTTGTAAGAATTAAAAACCAAGATTATAACTACACAACTAATCCATCATTTATCACAGGTTCAGGAACATTGATCTATTCAAACTTTATCAATAGTCCACAAACTTTCCCAACCACTGTTGGCCTATACAATGATAATAACGAGTTGTTAGCTGTAGCAAAAATGTCTAAGCCTCTTACAAAAGACTTCACTAAAGAAGCGCTAATAAGAGTTAAATTAGACTTCTAATAAATAAAAATGAGTAGGTCATCAAATACACTGAAGACTTCAGATGTAACCTCTGTACCTATACAAGTAAAATATTTTGCTAGTTATAATACAGTGAGCCCAGCTCCTTTATGGTCTAATGTAGGTATTACTTACAAAAGAGGGCTTAATTATACAGGATCTGAATTCTATCAAATACCTGCAGCATCTACGGAGTCATTTTTAAATTATAAGTCTGTAGAACAGTTATATTATTCCAACTATATATCAGGATCAATTCCAACAACTGCTTCTTACGCAGATAATTGGTTACAATCAACAGCAGCATCAGGAACATTTGATAACGACTTTAGATACTTTCCTACTGCATCAAATGCAAGTGTTTGGATTGTAAGTATACCAAGATCAGTATATGGTCAACAAATAGCTAGAAAGAGTTTTTATATGTCTGGTTCTACTGTTGATGGTGTACTATTAAGAAATTGGCAAATTACAGACGATGGAAACGGCAACTTAATAGAAGTTGTAACAGGAAGTGTTGTTAATCAAAAAGTAGGAAATTTATTTTATGCTCAAGGAATGGCAGTGATAACATCACAAGCTCCAGAGTTTGGCGCATTAATGTTTGACAACGCTTATAATACTAGACTTGATTTGACTTCAGAACTAACAATGTACCAAAATGAAGTTAGGTGTTTAGTAAATGAAAACGATTTTAATTATACATTGAATCCTAGTGCTATACAATCTGGCACATCAGGATCTTATATCAATGCAATAACAGGATCAGATTTTGATCCATACACTACTACTATAGGTTTATATAATGACATGAATGAACTACTAGTCGTAGGTAAACTATCTAGACCGTATAGAATGCCACCTAACACAGACATGACGTTTATAGTTAGATGGGATTCGTAAAATAAAAACAAATGAGTTACAAAAAGTGGTTATATAAAGATCCAAGTGGATCTACTACGGAGTTTAAGACACTAGAGGATTTTCCACCAGACACTTTTGGGTTCGTATATAAAATAACTAATATATGTGACGGCCGTTTCTATATTGGTAGAAAGGTCTTGTACAATAATGTGACCAAACCATTGACCAAGAAGGAGATCGCGGAATGGGATAAACCTGGGCGCGTCCCAAAGAAGCGTAAGATACAGAAAGAATCGGATTGGGAGACTTATTGGGGGAGTAGCAAATTGATCCGTCAAGACTTGAAAGATCTAGGTGAGGATTGCTTCACTAGAGAGATATTGACACTCTGTAAAACGAAGAAGCAACTAAGTTACTACGAAGTATATTGGCAGATGCACTTGAGAGTTCTTGCCATAGAATCATACAACGATAATATACAAGGAAGGTTCTATAGAAAGGATCTAGAATAAAAAAACCCCAACGATTAAGTTGAGGTTAATTTATGCATGGGATTTAAGGGGTATTTTTACATTTCAACTCCAGAGGAGGAAACAGTTACTTCTTCTTCGAAAGGTTCACCTGCTTGTTGATCTGCTCCATAGGCAGCATTGTCAGCAGCTGTTACATTATCACCATCTTCAGCTATAGTAAAGTCTGTAGCAAAGAAGTCAACAATGTCCATTGGATCAAACCCATCATCAACAAGGTCTTTAACAGCTTGTTTAGTTATTGAGCTAGTAGAAAGCATATTGAAGATAGACTTGTCAGATATCATCATATCTCTAGCTTTATCTACTGCATTCTTAATTTTAGGAAGTTGAGCTTCTAATGTTCTATCAATAAGCCCCATCATACGATCAAACTTCTCTTGTTCAGCACTAAAAGCTTCTTTTATTTGTGGAGTGTTTGTTATAGTTAGTGTAATATAGTCATCTGTACTATCCCACCTATCAATAAAGTCTTTAAGATACTTTTCTTGCTCAGGAGTCTTTTCAATAGAATCGTCATAAAGAAGTTCATCAGCACTCATTTCAGGAAGATTATTTTGCTTCGTCCACTCTTGATACTCTTGTGATAGTTCATCAGTTACAGTATTGTCTACAATATCAATATCAATAGTAGCATTTTTAAGTCTATCATTAATTATGTCAACAATATCTTCAATAGGAGCTAGTCTAAATTCATCGTCTTCCTCTTGTGATTTTACAACATCTTCATCATCAGAAATATTATCAAGAATCCACTCATAAGCGTCTTCACTAGATTCAGGATCAGATAGATCAAATTTCTTCTTAACTTGGCCATCTACAGCTTCTTCTACAGGAGCAACTTGATCATACTCACTACCCATACCATCAAGGTGTGGATCAGGTCCTTTGTAAGGAATTTCAGTATCTAACTGCTCTTCTGATTCTTCTTTTAGAGGATTCAGATCAACATAAGGTTGGAACATACTAAATGGACCTTGATAGTTTTCTTTAAGGTATTTAGCGAGGTTAAAGTCTTTCATGTGATTATTTTTTATTTCATGTTTTTTGCTGCTTTTATCACCGCTCTTACATAGTGAAGTATGTCTCCTTCAGAATATCCACCTCTAACTAAACTAACTACAGCGTTTTTAATACGAGGACCTTGATATCCACCGAATACATCGTATCCCGGCTTATCATCTATACCTGGAAGTTCATACTTTTTATCATAAGGATCATTTCCAGTATACTGGTTACTTTCTTGCGTTTGTCCAAATTTATCTGAATCATAGGACTCGCGCATCAAAGTTTTATTGCGTAAATAT